AGACGACATCCGGGAAGTCCTGGCAGAGCATGAGGCAGAGAAGGCCGAGCACGAAGAGCCTGAAGAGGAAGAAGACGAGAATGAAGACCTCCCCGAGTTCCTGAAGGCAGACGACGATGAAGAGGAAGACGAGGACGACCTCAGCAAGGTCATGAAGTCCTACCGGGTGCCTATCATCAAGACCGCTAGAGATCAGCAGATCGTCTATGGAGTCGTCTCAGAACCCGGAGTTGAGGACCTGCAGGGTGACATCCTGAGCGAATCCGAGATCCGGAAGGCCTGCCACAAGTTCATGCAGACCAGCCAGAGGATAGGCAAAGAGCATTCTGGCGTGGCCAAAGCTTCCATCATCGAGAGCTACATCGCTCCAACCGACTTCAAGTGCAACGGCCAGGTGGTCAAGTCCGGAAGCTGGGTGATGGCCGTAAAGATCCATGATAACGATCTCTGGCAGGCAGTGAAGAAGGGCGACATAACAGGTTTCTCGATTGCGGGAACCGGCACACGCACCCCCTTCTGAAATCTTTTCTTAATGATCTGAGGTGATTCTATTGCCAAATGAGTTGACTGATCTCGAACTAGACGAAGTCTCGTTAGTCGGTAAAGCCGCTAATGGGAAGCGTTTCTTATTATATAAATCAGCTAATGGAAGTGTACCGATGACAAAGACCAAGCCCGCTAGGGCTGACAAGGCCGGAGCAAGGGCTCTGGTCAGCAAGGCTGAGCTGCTGGATATCGTCCAGAAAGCAGTCGAACCGATCCGCAAGGAGAACGAGGAGCTGCGCTCTATCCTCCGCAAGAAGGAGTATGAGCAGATAGCCAAGTCCGATTTCTCCGGCCTGGGGACTCCTGAAGAGGGTGCTGAGATCCTGAAGAGCCTGGAGGCTCTGCCGACCGAGGCCCGCAAGACCATCCTCAAGACTCTGAAGTCCGCCAGCGCCATGAAGGCCGAGGCCGGAAAGCTGCTCTATCATCCGATGGGTAGCGACAGGCCCGCACCTGGGACCTCCATGGCCGAGTTCGAAGCCCTGGTAACCAAGCACGAGAGCCTAATCCAGAAGTCCGGTAGCGGCCCCACAGATCCAAAGGTTCGCCACGCTCTGGCGGTAGCCGCAGCCACCCGCGAGAATGGCGCTCTGGCTAAGTCCGTGTTGGCTGAGGAGAGGGCAGGTACTGTGCGCACCCAGATGGGGGTGATCTGAAGTGACTGACATGACGGCCCCCTTCAGGGAAGCTCTACCAGGAGACATTAGCTCCTACAATCCGGACGGTGACATGTCTGCTCTGGAGTACTGTTTCGTCGAGTTGGACACCACCCGAGCCAGGACGGTCAAGGCTTGGTCAAGCGGCCTCCCGGTGGGTGTGCTCTGCAATCGGCCCACCGAGACGGCAACCTCTACCAACTTCTCAATCACCGCTCTGGTCCAATGGAGAGGTAAAGCCCTCGTCAAGACTGGATCCAGTGGTCTGGCAGTAGGTGACCTGGTGAAAGTCGGAACTGGTGGGGTCGGTGACGTCGCAACGCCCACTGCCGGAGACGTTATCGTTGGGCAGTGCGAAGTCGCCGCAGCCGCTGGCCTTCCCGCGACTGTGCGCCTGATCGGCCCGTTCTACTACGCCATTACTTGAGGTGATATTCATGGATTACAAAGAAACTATAGCATCCCTGGCCCAGCAGGTAGTTAACAAGGGCCTGGACTATTCACAGATCCACGTAGCCCGGCTGGAATCGGAGTGGTCTCTCGCCTACAGGCAGGAACCCACAAACTTCGTGGCTGATCAATGGTTCCCCATGATATCGGTGAACCAGATAGCCGGTCTCTATCCCAAGTGGGCTATGGAGAATCACTTTACCAACAAGGCAGGTGAGTGGAGACCCGGCAGCATCCCGCCCCAGGGAGAACTCAAGGTAGATACCCCCGGCTCGTATGTGTGCCGCAGGTATGCCTTCGAGATGCCTCTGATGGCTGATATCCCCTACGTGGCCGATCAGGGCTACCCCATCGAGCAGGCGACAACCAACATGGTTACTGACGTGCTCCAGTTGAATAAGGAGTTGGTCATCGCCAACAACTACTTCAAGGAGTCTGTTTGGGGAATCGATGTCACTGGAACTGCCAGCGGTGAGACCTGGTCTCCCGGCGATATTACCACAGGCGAGACCATTCGCCAGTTCAACGACGCGGACAGCGACCCTCTGGGTGTCTTCAAGGATTCCAAGCTGGCTATCAAGAAGGCCTGTGGTCTGCTGCCTAACACGATGGTCATAGGCGAGCAGGCCTATGAGGAGATGAGGATCAACAACCAGCTGATCAGTCTCTACAGGAACCCACAGGGTGCTGACAAGGTCCCCACCAAGCTCAACGAGCAGATGATAGCCCAGGCTCTGGACATCGATAACATCCTGGTAGCCAAGGCCATGTACAACACCGCCGCTCCGGGCGATACCGTCGCTCTGGATTGGATCTTCGGCAAGCACATCTGGCTGGGATACGTGACCTCCCCCGGACCTCTGACCACCCTGGCGGGCATGAACCTGTCCTTCAACGAACCTCTGGGCGGCTTCGATACTGCTCTGACCCAGGTGCCCGATCTGCACACCCACACCACCTATTACCAGGGCTTCCAGTGCTGGTGCCCGGTGGTAATGGCCACAACTGCTGGTATGTTCATGAAGAACGTGGTAGCCTGAAGGCGGTAACGATGACTCGCTACAAAGTGGTGCGAGCATTCGAAAGGCATGATGGCAAAGCCCTGCGCAAGTTCACGCGGGGCTCTATCATCAGCCAGAAGGATGCCGCCAAGATGGCTGTCAGGCCTGAGAAGAAAAGACAGAGTACCATTGAGGTGCTGCTCAGTTCCGGAGCCATATTCGCCATACCTGAAGAGGTGACACCAATTGACTCATAGAGTTGATTATATCTGGGGGCCCACGAAGGCTGATAACCTGCTGGCCACAAAGCTCTATGCCAACCAGGCTAAGCTGATTTTCGATGAGACTGCCGGTAGCTATGTGATTGGGACTGTGCCAGGCAACAGCGTCCTGGAGTACGCCGTGGTCAACATCGCCACAGGCTTTAACGACACGCTAACCCTCGGGAATGCTTCTGATGCAGATGCCTACATTGCTGATGCAGACTTCCCCAAGACGGCAGGCATGCATGATCCTATCGCCCTGAACATCCCGTTCGCAGCCGCAACTGCAATCAAGCTGGCAGTTGGCGCATCAACCACGGCAGGTGCCGGTACTATCTGGCTACTCTGGAGGCCACTGAAATGAGACGACTTATAGCTGTTCTGCTGGTGCTGCTCGCTCTGATGGGTGCCGCCAGTGCCGCATCTTCGGACATCGCAGGCGTCTACAACAAGAACCTGGTGGGAGCTGTTATCACCATTCCCGCAGCCGAAACCAGCGATGTAGACCAGCTCGTGGACGACGCCAGCCTGAACTCGACCATCAACCTGCTGATAAGGTCTACTGGTGTCGGATCTTCGAACTTC